GGCTTGTTTACTCAGTACTCAACTTACTTTAACCACTACTACACACAGATAGTACCACCTCGAACAGAGGATGATCTTACTAGCTGGAACGATCGGAAGAACAGCATGGGGATGTACTCAGGAGAAATGGGTGACACCTCCGTGTTTGTTACCGATTACTTTATGAAGTTAGTACCTAACCAGTGGGGCATTGGGGATTATCCTCACCCTGTTTGGGTACACATGAGAGTTGCAGGAGATTCTACAATTATATTTGCAGAGTTCCTTCCTTCATCACCTGCTGCTGTATTCTCTTACAATGAGAACGATACCAGATTAAGAAACCTTAGTGTGGCTCACGAACTAATGAGCTACCAAGATCAGTTAACTAATCTATTCTCACAATTACTAGAGACTACGAAGGCTGATCTATTCAATGTCGGTGTTCTTAATACGGATATATTCCCAGACACAGAAGAAGGATTAAAACTAAGGCAAGAGTTTCAGAAGACTATGAGTGGTGAGAATTACTATGCCACTACCCATGTACTCGAAGCATCATTCCAGAAACTTGCTAACCTTGGAATAGACACAAACCCAGATAACGTATTCAAGATAATCAGAAGCCAACCTAACTCACAGTTAACTAATATATTTAGATCCATAGCTGAGTTGATCTCTATATCTGAAAGACTGATGGCATTGAGTCCACAAGAACAAGGGCAACCATCACCTAGGGAAACCAGTGCAACTGAGGTCTTAACAATCAGCAACACAACTGAATCTGTTTATACATTTATTAGTGAAGCTGTTGATGAAGGACGAGCTGCAATGAAGAGGGTAATCTATGAATCAATAGTAGCAATGGGAAGCAACACTATCCACCTACCTGTTAAGAATAGATATATCCCAGCAGTAATACAGAAGGCTGGCTTCGATATAGATACAGATGATGCCGAGATGATGGACCCTGATCTTGAGCGTAGGTACACTATCATTGGTAGTAAACGTGCGTTATGTCATGATTATATTTTCACAAGTAGAGATGGTTCAGAGAGAGCATCCAATCTTCAGCAAGCCCAAGCTTTAATACAAGTGTTCCAGATTGTTAGCCAATCTCCAGTAGTTTTAGAAGCATTGGGTAAGGATAAATACTTTGAACTTGTTAATGAAATTGCCCGTAAGTCTGGCACTGATCTCAAGCTAGAGATAGGAACAGGTCAGGATAATAGTTTAACTGGGCCAAACCAACAGATGCAGCAAGTAATGGAGCAAATGGCTGGCATTGTTGAGCAGAATGCAATTGATATTAACTCAATCAAGGAAGCACTTGGTGGAGGAGGGCAAGAAGCAGACCCTCAAAGCGGAACTATGCTTGAGAGACAAGCCGCACAAGAACAAGCAGCAGCCCAAGCATTAGCAGCCGAGATACAACCACAACAGCAACAAGAACCTATAGTTTAATGGCTGAGTACAGGGGTAAAAAGGTTAAGCTAGGTAAGCCGAGGAAGATTTCAGGTGTCACCCCGAAAGGAAAGAAATACACAGTCTATGTTAAGGATAAGTCAGGCAAGGTTAGGATCGTACACTTTGGAGCGGTTGGTTATTCAGATTACTTGAAGCATAAGAACAAGAAACGCAGAGCAAACTTCAAGGCTAGGCATAACTGCTCAACGGCTAAGGACCGTACTACACCTCGATACTGGGCGTGTAACTATAATTGGTAATTTATGGCAGAGACAGAAACACTAGAGCAGGAACAGGTAGAAACACAGGCAGAAGAAACACCTCAAGTAGAAGATCAAGGAGCTGATGACGGTTTCCTAGATGTTCTTTACACAGATCTAGGTGTAGACATTGAGCCACCACCTGTTGAAGAAGCTGAACCAGAACCAGAAGCAGAGCCAGAAGAGGTGCAAGCTGAGGTAACAGCAGAGGATTCCGAACCTGAACCCGAACCTGAAAAGGAAGAAGCTAAACCTAAGAAGAAGTTTTCCGTTAAGCAGGAGTTATCTAAGGATGACATAAGGCAAACGATTAAGGATGAGATCGCAAGACATAAACCATCCTTACCTGAGCAACCAGTTCAGCAACCGATTCAAGATCTAGAGGTAGAAGAAGATGACCTTGATGATTACCTACCAGAACAACGTGATGAGATTGAACTAGCTAGGTATGCAGAGCAGGTCGACCCTAAGAAATACAAGGGTATGGCTAACGATCTACAACAATTCTACACAGATCTAGATGAGTATGTAGATAATAACGATGATCCAGACAGGACTTTTGACGAGAATGATGAGGAGTTTATTAAGTGGATACAAAGGAACAAGCCATCACTGAGTAATGCGGAGCAACGCAAGCTCGAACGCCAGATGATTAAAGACCAAGCTATTAGTGAGGCGAAGTCTGAGTTTGAGAAGAAGCAGAGTGAACTTGAGGATAAGATTAGAAAGGTTGAGGACAGGCCCAAGGCTGAAAAAGAATTCAATAAGTACGAATCATTGTTAGATGGTGACAAACCAGAAGAAGACGGACTAGCTGAATCTATCTACAATCAAGAGATGGACACAGCAAAGAAGGTTGGAAAGGAATATCTAGATTTATTCTATGGTCTGAAAACATTTGAACAGGAAGACCCCCTTCATTCTTGGATAATTGATTTTGTTACTCAGCAATCAGATGCTTTCCAGAAACATGGAGGCGAACATTTAACAAGAGATAATAAAGCATTCGTCCCTCCATCAGAGTACGCTAATGCAGATCCTAATAAGCACTGGACATTTACAAGCAGTGACGTAATGGAAATAATGGGTAACTACTTCTCTACCAGAGCTAAAGACAGTGTAAAAATTGAGGAGGAACGCCTTAATAAACTAGGGTTCACACGGCAAACTAAAAATAAATCGCAGACCAAAGCGAAAAAGGAAGAGGTCAAGCCAACTCGAACACCTAAAGCTACCAATAGTCCAAGCCCCGGAGCTGCCCCTAATTCAGATGGTGTTGAGGAACAAGAGTCTCCCGGCCAAGATATACTAAACAGATTGGGTATAGATTTCTAAAGTCGTCAACCTGAACGATTAAATTCTTCACCTCGAAAACTAATTTATTTTAGTGTATTTTACTGTATTTCTTTGAGATTTAAAATTTAGTTATATCTTTGTCCTTTTAGGAGTACTGATATGGCTACTAATACACTACAAAGTACGGCACAAGATAATGCCAACGTATACAACTGTTCCCCTCGGCATATACTTGTCGACGAGAGTAAAGGATGTACGTTAACAAGGGCGCACATAACCGCCTTCAAACGCAGCGACTTCGAGGCTCAAGCAGCTAAGGAAGTCGGGATGGACAGGATAATCGCACAGACCGCCGAGGCTCGCCTTGCTGGTATGCACGAAAAATCCCTGTATGACTTGTTACTTTCAAAGCACGTTGCCCTAGGTGAGAAATCTGGTGGTGGTTCGCAGTCTGTGATTGCACCATTTACTTTGGTTCCACGCCGCAACACTTTGAACTTTAACTATTTCCAACTTGAAGCAAGTGATAGGGCAGTTTCTAGTGGAGCATTAACAGGATTTACTTCTGTAGCTGATATTAAACCCGGTATTGCTCATGCAACCTACGGCTGGATACCTTCTTCAGCTTTTGTTATTACAGTTAATGGTGGGTCGGATGGATCACAGTCTAGTGACGCTACTGTTTCTGCTAATGCATTAACTCACACTAAGTTTAATAAGAATCAGGTTCAAGACCTTGCCAAGTATTTCCATCCAGGTGCATACCTTACGGTTATGACGAATGGACGGCAATTAGGTGGTGGTAACGATACAAATACTACTGCTGCTGGTGCTGATATAGCTTATGTTCAGTACAAAGTTTATGCTGCTGAAGATGGAACAGCTAGTGGTACTGGTAGCGGAAACACAGAGAAGGCTCGACTTGTTGTAGCCCCATCTAAGTACGCTTCATCATCAGCTAGTGATCCTATTGAAACGTCATCCTCTGGTGATTGGGCACAAGCTACAGCTACAAATAAGGCTGATGCTGGATATAATATCGCTAAAGGTACTGGCATGATTATGGGTAACTCTGTTTCTGATTACGAGAAATGGTGTCACCAAGGGCCGGCCGTCAATGATCTAACATTGGTTGAATACTGGCAGCAAACACAACGCTGGACTCACCAGTATAACGATGAATACTTAAAGGCTCTGCAAGCACCGCTTACATCTGAGTACTTCAAGAAGTTCCGTCAGTTGCCACTCGCTCAACAGCGTAAACAACAAGAGGCTTACCAACAGAACGCCTTTATGAACACTGTGTTCTACGGTGATAGAATCAATGACAATCAGAAGGTTGAAACTTACACAAGTCTACCAACTGTTGTTGATCCTAATAATGATGCTGGTTGTTCTACCGCTCCAACTATTGAGTACAAGTCCAACACGCTTGGTATTCGTACACAGTTAGCTGAGTGTTCACGCACTTGGGATAACCAAGGAAATGCATTGAACCTAGATGTTCTGTTTGAGACTTGCTACATGATTAAGCGGGAACGC